TATCAAACTGTTTAATGTTATCCCAGTTAGGCCATGATAACATAAATTTGTTGTTTTGTATAGAGGTTATGGGAAATAATTGGTTCATTGGAATTTTAATAAAAATATTAGGTATTTCTTTTCGTCAACAATCTCATAACCATCAGTTATGTTACCATTAACTATGTTCATTCTTATACCATATTGTCCTATAATATAATCTTCAAAATCATATGCGTCAAACTCTTTGTTCTGTGCCATATATTCTTTACGCACAAGTTTTAATGCTGCCCAATAATCCCATCGTTTTTTACGTTGTTCTATATTTGGATCATCGTCATCGTAATCTTGTATTTTGGGAATTGATGCCATCAACTCCACCTCAATGTAAACATAATATAATCTTTCTCATATCTAAACTTAAAGCTAACTTTATTTGTATCAGTAACACACCATCTACTATGTCTTTTGAATTTACCTATATTAGATTGCACCCAATCAGTAATTTCATTATATTTCTCAATATGTTCTACTTTAACTGAACATTCATACCATCCCGGTTTAGTGTGTTCCCAACCAGCAATGTGGTCATAATGCTCATCTATTATTGCCATCTTAATAGAAACCATTCTAAATCTTTTTTATCACGAAACCAAAACTTAGAATTGTTCATATACCATCGCATGTTAGGTGTCCATACTCCGTCCTGTGCTGTAGGACCAAATGTTTCTACTATCCATGCTTCCATTTCTTTCCATTTAACAATATTCATTGGTTGTACAGTCAAATAAGGTTTACCATAAACTGTACCTTCACTAAAGTCAAACGAATTCCATCCTAAGGCAGACATTAACACCAGTGTATCAATATCTTTAGCCATTTGATCGGCTACTTGATTAACAATTTCTTCTGTTATATTCATCCCCACCTCAACGCAAAATAACTAGCATTACTATCATTGTAAAATGTAAATCTTGCATGTCGTTTTACAATAGGGTCATGGCTGAAATTGTCATACTTCTCTTGGTAGTAAGCATAATCAAAATCAACTCCTTGAATATAACCCATGTTTCGTAACTCATGTCCTATTTCCATAGTTCTTTTGGCGGTAATATATAGGATAACGTCAGCCACGTGTTAACTCAAATATAATAGCATCACGTTCATCCTTGAAATAGAAATCCATATATTCTTCAGTAGCGTGTGTCTCATATCTATTGCCTGGTAATCCAAACTGTTCTACTGCCCAAACACAAGTTCTATTCCACTGATGAATATCATGACCTACTTGCCATGGTATACGAACTCTAGTACCCGCCTGCATTTAATAATTCCTTAACTTGCTTAACATTTGCTGGATCACGATTGAACTTTAATGCCCATTGTTCTGGATTAATATAATCCATAATCATCTTCTGCTGGTCATCACGTAATGTGCTTAAAAACTGTACACCACTGGAACTTTGATATAACATCCATGGACTAATTCGTCCTCTAGCAATTTCATAACAGATATTGTTTGGATTACCATACCGTAAATAATCTCTACTTTGAATCTTCTCTACTTCAGCTTTATCTATTGTGGTTTCAATACTACGATGTATCGCATCTAATGGATCTTCTGTACGTAAATATTCACATAAAAACTTTGTGTAATTATTATCTTGTCTCCAATTGTCAATACGTATTGAATTCTTTATCTTCATATGTACGATTCTTTGTGCCAGCCGTATTCTTCTTATAAAACTGTAACCAAGCTTGAAAACCCACACGATTACCTTGACGGTCACGTTCTAACCATCTACGTTTAGTTTCACATATGTGTTTAAGTACAGTACTTTCACGTTGGAATGTAGCTTTACAAAACTCACATCCATATGTTGATTTAATTTCCTCGATCTTTTTCATATTGTTTGATATCTTCATCAGTCACTAATTGACTAAGAACTTCTATATCAGATTGTTTTAAGTTAGGATATGTTTCTGCCAAATAACATTTACGTTTATGCTCTACTACAAAAGCTTTTGCAATCTCATCAATATCATCACTATCCACTTTAGGATAAATCTTTGTATAATATTCTTTAATATCTTTTGCTTTGGCAGGTTCTTTTAATGATGTTACTTTACTACCTAAATGAGGTATCCATTGATGAAATTGTTTACCTAAACCAGGACTACTAGCACATACTAGCACATAACATATACCATTGCAATTTAGGATGCTTCTGTACATATTCATTGAATAGATGTTTGTTTGCGTGATAATCTACACTACGTAAATAATACCCTTGAACATCACCTAAACCTTTAATAGCACTCATCCAATGTGTCATCATATAGGGAACGAATTTCTTTTGTTGTTCTTCTGTCAACCTATCATAATAACCATAGTCTTTCTTGTCCATAGCTGTAAGTGCATCAAACAAGTCAAAATCTTGTGCTACAAATTTTTCATCAATAGGGGTACTCTTTTTAGTTGCCATTAGAATGCCTGACTATAATCTACAATCTCACAGTTACGACTAATCTCTTTTACAAAATATACACATCTAGGCTTAGGACCATCATCTAATGGCACACATAAGAATTGTCCATTCTTCAATCTAGGTGCATACCATGTTACATCATGGTAAATATCTACAATCTCAATTGGTACATGCAGGGCTGTTAAATGATTCCAAAAAGATTAATGGGATGTAATGATAATCTACGTTTTGTGGATTACTGTTATCTAGTATAGCAAAGCGAAGGTCGTCAATCTCTTCCGGCAGTGTTTCTAAATTATAAAATTCGTTTTCAAGTGTTAATATACGCATGTTGTTATTCTATCACATTCTTATCTATAAGTCAACTTTTCTACGTCAAACGGGTAATTAGCCTCTTTATAGAAAGCTTTACGTTGGGTCAAATGTCGTTTGGCAAATTTACATGAACTTGTTATATCGTAGATTTGTACATGGTCTTTATCTTCTGCTTTGCGAATTCCACGTCCAATGCTTTGGATAACACGGACAAACGATTTACCAGGCTCTATTAAAATCAGATTAAAAATACGAGGTATATTAATACCAACAGCAGCCACACCATAAGTCGCCACAATAATTTTGTTCGTACTTGTTGCAATTTCGTCATATTCTTCCTTACGTTCATTCATATTAGTAGCACCACTAACAAACACACTACCGGGTAATCTGCTAACAATCTCTTTTCCTGCATTCACCCTATCAACAAGGATCAATGTATTACCTGTATCATTGATACCACTGATTAAACTAGCAATCTTATCTAATCGTTCACTATCTTCCAGTAAATGTTTCAATTCACTTTGATAGTTAGTAAACTCTTTACCATCTTGTAATTGCATAATATTAACATAACAACGTGCTAACACACCCTGATCTTGTAACTCACTAGCTGATAGTTTACCAATTACGTTACCCAAACTAACATAGATACTTTGTGCTTCAAACTTAGCTTTAGGAATAGTTCCTGTTAATCCCCAACGAATAGGAACTTTAGCAAATACCCCTGTAAGCAATGTTTTTAGTGCGTCTGCTTTAGCCATATGTACTTCATCAACCATTACACAAACAACACCTTCAATGAAGTCCATGATATCTGCTTCACCTGCTTTAGTTTTCTTAAGCATATTGTTAAGACTTTGCCAAGTACAAATAGTATGTGTTTTATTATATTCTTTACGGTCACCAAAGTATACACCAACATCTAAACCTAAATTAATGTAATCTGCTTCTGTTTGTGTTACTAGACTTTTGTTTGGAACAATAACAATACTACGACCATATTTCTCAACACTATTAGATAATGCGGCTGTCATTAATGTTTTACCTGCACCTGTAGCAATTTCTTGTAATGATTGCGGGTTCTCTAAGAAGTTGTTTACAATTTCAATTTGATAATCACGTAATACTACCGGCGTATCTTCTTTAGGATGTCCTTTAGGCCAGTTCTTATTTTTGAATGTATCCTCGGACACTTTGTCAAAAGTAAAGGTTGTAGTATAATCTCTTAAATCATCTAACTCAATATCATATCCTGCATTGTCTAGA